AAAGGTGGAAGAAATGGAAATGGAAAATAATATACAATGGACACAGGAGCAGATGTTTGAGGTTCTTCTGAAAGAACCAGATGACTTCCTAAAGATTAGAGAAACATTATCTCGTATCGGAGTTGCTTCTAGAAAAGAAAAAAAGTTATATCAGTCTTGTCACATACTACACAAACAAGGAAGATATTATATAGTACACTTCAAAGAATTATTTGCACTTGATGGTAAGGACACAAACTTATCAGAAAATGATATTGGAAGAAGAAATACAATAGTAAAACTTCTAAGTGATTGGGGATTAGTAGAAATGAAAGCTACACCAGAACCTATCGCACCACTAAGTCAAATTAAAATTATTTCTTTTAAAGAGAAAGATGAGTGGATATTGGAAACTAAATATAACATAGGTAAAAAGAGAGAGGTATAACATTGGCTTATTCAGATAAAGTTTTAGACCATTACGAGAATCCTAGAAATGTAGGAACACTCGATATAAAAGACTCATCAGTTGGTACTGGTATGGTCGGTGCTCCAGCGTGTGGAGATGTAATGAAACTTCAAATCAAAGTAGGTGATGATGGTATCATAACAGATGCAAAATTTAAAACTTATGGATGTGGTTCTGCAATCGCATCATCAAGTTTATTAACTGAATGGGTTAAAGGACAAAGTGTAGATGAAGCTTTAAAAATTAAAAATAGTGATATTGCAGAAGAACTTGCACTACCACCTGTAAAAATTCATTGTTCAGTTTTGGCAGAAGATGCTATCAAAGCTGCACTTGCAGACTATAAAGGAAAACAAGAATCAATAGGTAAATGGCAACCTAACTCAGAGTAAATATATTATGGAAAAATTTAAATCATTCATCACAGAAGAAAATGTGAATGATGGTAATATTCAAATAGCTGTTTTAACTAAAACATCTTCATCAACAGAAGAAGTAGTTGCAAACCAACTTAAAGAATATTCAGATAAAAATAATATTCCATGTCATATTGTTAATACAAAAAAAGCATGGGTATCAGATAACGATTTAGAAAAAGGCACTTTAACTATATCAAATGTAGAGGGAGAAAGACTAGACTTTGATATATCTAAAACAGTCGTGTTTGTTCGTGCTGGAGTATTAGATAATGAAGTAGGACTTGCATTACTTTCTACTTTTGAAAAGGCAGGTGCATTTATGATTAACAACCGAGATGGTATGTTAACTTGTGATAATAAAATGACATCTTATATTACCTTTCATCAGAATGGAATACAAACACCTAAAACATCATTAATTAATAACGAAGATTCAGTAGAAGATGCACACAAAAGAATTGGTGGAAAATTTCCAGTCATAATAAAAACGATAACTGGTACACAAGGTATTGGTGTATCAATAGTAAATGATTTTAAAAGTATGATATCTGTTGTTCAATCATTATGGAAATTTAATGCAGAACTATTAATACAAGAATTTTTAGAAATGCCATTTGATGTTAGAACTATTGTAGTAGATGGTGTTATTATTGCTTCTACTAAAAGAGTAAAACCAAAAGAAGATTTTCGTTCTAATAGACATAGAGGAGCAGAAACATTTCCTTATAAACTTTCACAAGATGAAATAGATTTAATATTAAATGCATATCGTTCTACTGGTGCATACATGGTTGGAGTAGACCACTCAGTCGTAAATGGTAAAGCATATATTTTAGAATGTAATGGTTCGCCAGGTATTGGTTCTAACTTTGGAAATAGTAAAGGTGTAAAAACAACCAACGAAAGACTAATTGAAAAAATAGTTACACACATTGGAAAAGTTAAAAGTCGTTTTGTAGGTTCAACACAAGTTGCTGGATATGTAGAAAGATTAGAAATTGTAGGACTTGGCCCATTTCGTGCTAAGTTTGATACAGGGAACGGAACTAAAGCATCCATGTTTCATGTAGACAAATTAGAAATAAAAGGCAAGATTGCTAAATGGGAAAGAGATGGTAAAAAGTTTACTAATAGAATAGTTGGTGTATCACATCCTATGCATGTAGATAAAATAGATAAAAGACCAATAGTATTAGTAGATTTAAAATTTAACAGTAAATTATACAAAGATGTTCCAATAGGATTAACAACAAGAGATTCTAGAAGTACATTTTTAGTTAACAGAGAATTGCTAACTAGATTAAAGGTAGCAGTAAACCCAGACAGGAAATTCGTTCTATCAAGTTATATAGAACGAGGCGATAAAAATGATGAAGACTATAGGAACCCAAAATGATAAATGCACTAAGAAAAAAATATGAAGCTGAAGTTGCAGCTGCAAAAGTAAACATTGATGTTTACATAAAGAGCCCAGTTGGTATCGGTGAACACCCAGACATAGTTGGAGCGGTAGATTTAGAAATGACCAAGTTGGCAGATGCTTCTGATAAACTTGCAACACTAAACTCATTCTACCCTGAAACTGTAGAAGAATTTTTACAAGAAGAAAACAAATAACAATTGACAAAACATGTTGAGCCTAGTATACTGGCACTTATATTATGAACTTTTATACAAATGTAACCCCTTGGGGCAATACTCTACTTGTTAGAGAATATGTGAACGGAGAAAGAATTAATCGAAAGGTTAAATATTCCCCTACGCTTTTCTGTAAAGTAATCAAAGAAACTAAACACAAAACCCTTGATGGGCAATTTGTTACGCCTGTAAAACATAATACAATTAAAGAGGCAAAGGAATGGTTAAAGTCTTATGAAGACCAACCACATCTTATCTTTGGTAATACAACATTTCAATATAATTATATTGCAGATGAATATCCTAATCATGTGAAATGGGATATTGATAAAATTCTTGTTGTAACTATGGATATAGAAGTTGCATGTGAAAATGGATTTCCAGACCCAGAAAAAGCAATTGAACCATTACTATCAATTACAATTAAGAATCATCAAAACAAACAAATATTAGTTTGGGGTATAGGTGATTATAAAAATTCAAGAGAAGATGTTACATATGTAAAATGTGATACAGAATATAAATTAATACAGGAGTTTTTATCTTTCTGGCAATCAAATCAACCAGATATTCTTACAGGCTGGAACACAGAATTTTTTGATGTACCTTATATTTGTAATCGTATTAAAAACTTATATGATGAAAAGGAAATAAATAGACTTTCGCCTTGGGGTAATGTTTCAAGTAGAGAAGTTTTTAAAATGGGTAGGAAACATCAAACATTTGACATACAAGGAATATCACATTTAGATTATTATGATTTGTATAGGAAGTTTACATATAGTAATCGTGAGAGTTACAAACTTGACCATATAGCACATGTAGAGTTAGGGGAGTCTAAAGATGACAATCCATACGAAACATTCCGAGAATGGTACTTAAAGGACTTCCAATCGTTCATTGACTACAACATACAAGATGTAGAAATTGTGGATAGACTAGAAGACAAAATGAGATTGATTGAACTATGTTTGACTATGGCTTATGATGCTAAAGTTAACTATATGGATGTACTTGGTTCAGTTAAATACTGGGATATATTAATTTACAATGAACTTCGAAAAAAGAATATTGTTATCCCACAAAAAATTCAAAGAAATAAAGATGAAAAGTTTGAAGGTGCATATGTAAAAGACCCACAAGTTGGTTTACACAAATGGGTAATGTCATTTGATTTAAATTCACTATACCCACATCTGATTATGCAGTATAACATTTCACCAGAAACATTAGTTGCAAACCAAAAAGTTAAAAACATAACTGTTGATAAAATGTTAGATAAAAAAATAGATACATCTATATTAAAAGGTGTAACTCTTACACCAAATGGAGCTTTGTTTAAAACAACTACTAAAGGTTTTCTACCTGAACTCATGCAAAAAATGTATGATGACAGAGTGAAATACAAACAGTTAATGTTAGAAGCAAAGAAAGATTATGAAAGAACTAAAGACCCAAAACTTAAAAAAACAATTTCGAAATTTAATAACATCCAAATGGCCAAAAAGATTTCTCTTAATAGTGCATATGGCGCTCTTGGTAATGTCTGGTTTAGGTATTATAATATTTTGGTCGCTGAAGCAATTACTACCAGTGGTCAATTTGCTATTCGTTTCATTGAACGTGCTCTTAATGGGTATCTTAATAAAATACTTAAAACAGATGCAGAAGATTACATTATTGCATCAGATACGGACTCGGTGTATATACGCTTTGACAAACTCGTTGGCAAAGTATTCAAAGATGAAACAGACAAATCCAAAATCGTTGACTTCTTGGACAAAGTGGCTACAGATAAAATCGAACCTTTTATTGATAAAGCTTATCAAGAACTCGCTGATTATGTAAATGCATACGAACAGAAAATGCAAATGAAAAGAGAAGTAATTGCAGACAAAGGAATTTGGGTTGCAAAGAAAAGATATATTTTAAATGCACATGATGTTGAAGGTGTTCGTTATAAAGAACCCAAATTAAAAATCATGGGTGTTGAAGCTGTGAAGTCATCAACCCCAGCACCATGTCGTGAAAAAATTAAAGAAGCCTTAGTCATTATAATGAACGAAGATTCTAAAGTGCTAAATAGTTTTATACAAGATTTTAGAAAAGAGTTTATGACTTTAAAACCAGAACTGGTTGCATACCCACGCTCAGTAAATGGATTATTGAAATGGACTGAATCACATAATCTATTTAAGAAAGGAGCACCAATACATTGTAAAGGTGCAATATTATACAATCATCTTTTAAAAGAAAAGAAATTACAAGGAAAATATCCTTTTATACAAGAGGGTGATAAGATTAAATTTTTACATATGAAAATACCAAATACATATCAATCAACTTCTATATCATTCATGACTAAGTTACCTAAAGAATTAAACTTACATACTATAGTAGATTATGATATGCAATTTGAAAAGTCATTTGTAGAACCATTAAAATTTATTACTAGTATGATACAATGGCAGATTGATGGTAGTTATGGAACACAAGGAACACTAGAGGAGTTTTTCTAATGGCTGGAAAAGGTGATAAAAGAAGACCACTTAAAGTGGACATAGAACAGTTTGATTCAAACTGGGATTTAATATTTAAAAAGAAAAATACTTTTGACCATTTAATGATAGACAAAATATTAACATATGAAGTAGATGATTCTATACCAGAAAAAGAAGTTGCAGTATTATTGTCTGGTGGTGTTGATTCTATCTCTGTCGCATTTGCAGCAGAAAGACTTGGAAAGAAGATAACTGCATATAGTTTTAGATTAGATAATGAACCATCTTATGATTATAACAAAGCAAAAGATATTGCTCAAATGAGAAATTGGAAATTCGTTGGTGTTACTATACCAACAAATAGATTGATAGAAGATTTTCATAATTTAGTTAAATTAGGATGTAGAAAGAAAACACAATTTGAATGTACATTCCCATTTCTATACATCTATCCACAGATAAAAGAAAAATATGTTTTGTCTGGTTGGGCTGCAGATGGTTATTATGGATTAAGTAAAAAAGCTATGATACATTATAAAGGTGATAACTTTAATGAGTTTAGAGATAATTATTTTGCAAAAGAAAATCAAGCTGGATATATATGGCATAATAAAGTTGCAGAAATGAATAATAAAAATCTTGTAACACCATACTTAACAACAGCAGTAAAAGAATTTTTCTACAAACACAATCATGAACAATTAAATAAACCATTTCAAAAACATCATGTAAGAAATGGATTTTATGAGTTTAATGAAATAGGTAAAGTAGAGAATCATTTAAATTTACAAATAGGAAGTGGAGTAATAAAGCTGTTTTCTACTTTGCTAAATAATAAAGAAATTAACTTTAAAAATAGGACTAGAATGTTAGATGTTTATAGAGATTGGTATGAAATGGAAAATACATCAACACTAGAAGAATATGTATGAAATATAAACCTTATAATTTAAAAGATGTTGTCAAGGCTGCTGAACAAGAAAAGTTTACAGTAGTATCAACTTTCGCTGGTGGCGGTGGTTCATCTACTGGGTATCGTTTGGCAGGTGGAAAGATATTATGTGTAAATGAGTTTGTTCAAGAAGCAATAAATACATATAAGGAAAACTATCCTAATACACCTATATTACCAGATGATATAAAAAAACTTAATGCAGAAGATTTCAACAAGTATGGTGACATAGATATCTTTGATGGTTCCCCACCATGTTCAGCATTTTCTGTATCTGGTGCAATGGTACAAGGTAGTCACTCTAAAGGTTGGGGTCAGACTAAAACTTATTCTGATGGTAAGAAAGTAGAAAATATTGAAGACTTATTTTTTGAGTTTTTAAGAATAGCAAAAGATTTAAAACCTAAAGTAATTGTTGCTGAAAATGTAAAAGGATTAACTATTGGTGAAGCAAAAAACTATCTTTTTAAAATTGTAAACACATTTGAAGAAATAGGATATGATGTATCGTATAAAGTTTTAAATTCTGTACACTATGGAGTAGGACAGACAAGACAAAGAACTATCTTTATAGCTGTTCGTGAAGATGTTACAGAGGCAATAGGATTAACATTCATGAATATTCAAAGTTTATTCCCAGAAGAAAGTAATGAAGTGATTACATTAGAAGATTGTTTAACAGGAATAGAAATAGATAGAGAAGAAGCAGATACATTAATAAATAAATTTGTAGGTTCAGCACATCATGTAACTTGGTTGGATATGCCAGATGATTCAAAGAAAGTAGAAACAGGTGGTGACTATC